CGTGACACTCAATACTTGTAAGTTTACGACCTGCTGCTTTCTGAAATACTCCTGTACAAAAATGGAATAAATCAATCAAAGGCTCGGGTCCACTTGCTCTACCGCCGAAAGTTTTAAGTCTAGCTCCAGCTGGACGTACTCGGCTCATGTCCCACTGAGGTAATTTACCTGCATAAAGCATAGCAATTAACTCACGAAAAGCACTTGCCCATCCTAGCTTACTGTCACTTACTACAATAGTAGAACTTGTTTTGTGGAATGTTTCTGCCACTTCAGGTAGTTTGTTAATAAAATTACGCTCTACACTGAAGCCTACTCCAGTTCCGCACATCAATACATACATGAGCTCATCGAATGCTCGTGGATGATCAATGTGTAGATAACTACAGTTAAAGCCTGCAACGTTATCACGTTTCAACGCTTCGCCCGCTGTCATCATACATCTCATAGAGGGCATTACCTCTAGAGCATGAATTGCTTCATATATTTCTTGTCCTTCATCGTCTGTCAACTGCTCTCTTTCCTTGAAAAAGTCAACATATCTATGACATGTCTCTTCCCATGTCTCTCTACGACCTTCACTCTCTAGCCATCTGGCATAACGGCTTTTGTGAATAAAACTTTGGTATTGGTCCATTAGCCCATTCTCTCCTGTATATCAGACAAATTGTCTGCTCCGATTGCATCATCGCAATATGTTATTAAATCCATCAATTCGTAGTTCTTTAGCAAAACCTCGGCATTCTGGTTCAGTTCTTGAATATACTTATACTTACCGTCTATAGGTATATTATCGTATATATTCATTGCATCGCCGTAATCTCGTATAAGCTGTTCTGCTCGCTTCGGGCCTATGCCATTAATTCCTGGTACGTTATCTCCTTTATCGCCTGTAAGACATTTGAAAGAAATATATTCTTCAGGTGATACGTTGTAGTGTTCGTTCCAGTTGTTTATTGTTACTTCTTTTCTCGTAACGTAAGAAAATCTACTTACTCCCTGTTGTATCAAGAGGTCCCAATCTCGGTCACTTGATACTAGCCATATCTCATCTAAACCATACTGTTTCTTTTGCTTTACAAGATGGGCGGCAAGATCATCCGCCTCTACACCCTTAAAACGAAGAACAGCAAACTCTTCTGATAATAGCTCTAAAGTTTCTTCATACTCTTCGAAGAAGTCAATAAATGCTTGCTTCTCTGCCTCTGTTTGTTCAGCGTACTTATCTTTTCGATTCTGTTTGCACTCTGGCAGTATATCCTTTCTATAGCTAGAAGATCCCCAATCTGCTGTAATGATTATATTACCACAATTGTAAGAATTTGCTAAAGATTTTACTGTCTCTACATACTGGTCACGAAAATCTGTTCTGCCCTGATGTTTCCAGCGAAAAGCTAAGTTTAGTGCGTCTACGATTAGAGTTGTGCCTTCGGCACCTCCAATACGTTCATTAAAATTAAAAGCCACTTATAAACTCCACTTTCTCACTTGCTAACCAATCGTCTGCAAGTATAACGTAGCAATTTAAGAAGCGAATATACAGATACTCATCTGTGTTTTCTGGCTTCATCTCTGTCACTACAAATACCTTAGATCGATCATATTTAAAAAATAGCAAAGGCTTTTGATCGCCTCCTGCCGCTTGTATTACAACTTTCTTCCACCAACGAATAAGATTATTTGTCTTTGGTTGTGTGAATATTTTATCCGTCAATGGTGAATCTTTGTAATTCTTCACCTCTATACAATAAAAGTTTCTCTGATTGGGGACATATAAGTCCCCTTTCAGATATTCAAGAGCACCAGAGGCAGGTACTCTTTCGAATTTCAGTCCGGTAGCTTCTCGAAGCATATCACGTACTAGATACTCGCCTCTCGCTCCCTTCGCTCTTGAGTCTACCATATTCTTCCTCACTCTTGCCGCAGCAACTGCAACGGCTTCCTTTATTAACGCTTATTACTAGATAACCACAATTATGTCTCCAATAGTTTTGTGTAAGTTCTGCACCGCTTACTACATTCCACCATTGTCTTCTCCTACCCGCTCCCATCTACTTCTCCAAAGTGCTGATGTTTCCATCCTTAACGACTTCGATTTTCTCGAGTAGAGGGTGCGACCATCCATGAGAAACAATATAAGTATTCATATCTTCCCTCAGTAGAACTTCTACTAGCTTTTCTCTTCCTTGATCATCGAGTACGTTGGTTACTTCGTCTAAGAACAATATATTGATTTTAGACTTTGAAATACTACTCATTAGCTTACGAATTGCTATGAGAGTAGCGGTGTTTACTCTTGCCAATTCTCCAGAAGAGAGAGCTAGAATGTCTACTACATTACCATTATCAGTAATTTGTACATTAAGTTTATCGTTTGAAACAACAAATTCAAGAGTAAAGCGACCATCAGACAATTCGGCCAAGTACTCATTTGCCATCTCTTCCAGTTCTCCAACTAGATTTTCTATCTTATATGCAAGCAAACCATTTGTGCTAAAGGACTTCTTTAATATGTCCAACTCTGATTCGAGCTTTTGATTGCCTGCTAATTTACCATCGTATTCGTCTTGTTGTTCAACAAACTCTGCTGTCTGCTCTTGAATAACTTGAATACGAGTGTTTAGCTTTGTTCGTCTTTCATTCTCTGCCGCATTATCTGCGAGGTCTCTTTTTGCCTTCTGTAGTTTACCTTGAAGATCCTGTAGCTCATCGTCAAGCTGGTACTTATCCAATATATTTCGTGGTAAACTTTGGTCGAAAGATCGTAACAAATCTTCCCAATCCTTCTGCGCTTTGACGTTTCGCTCAAACTCTGCATTGTTCTCTTTAATCTGTATAATTCGAGGTTTAATCTCACTTACTCTCTCCAAGGCTTCTTCGTGCTTTCTGCGCTCCACATCAATCATAGCCTTCTCTGCCGAGACATCGATAGGTTGCTTACATGTGGGACAAATTTCTTTTAATTCTTCTAACTTTTTAAGGGTTCGTTGAGCACCCGTAGCGAGTGCTTGCACTGAACCTAGCTCTGCTTGTAGCTCATCATAAGACTCATAGTCTCTTATGACTGAGTTCTGTATCTCTGCAATATCTATTTGATCGAGCAGTGCTTTGTATTGATTATTTGTAGTAATTTTTTTATTTTTTTCGGAGATATTTTCAATCTCTGCCATCAAAGAACTTAAAGCCTTCTCATCATCAGATGTATCAATTTCTAAATCCAACATGGGCAGTATGGTTATATCACTCAATTTATTTGTTTCTAACCATTTTTCTACTGTTGCTAACTTCCCTGCTATCGTAGCAGACGTATTCGATACCTCTCTGGAAGCACTTTTAAATATATCAAATAACTCGACATACTTTTCAAGGTGTAACAAGTCTATGAGAAACTTCTTACGGTTTGCATCTGTAGCGGTTAAAAACTGCAAACTCGCATTTGTATTTTGATATACTAGTTGCGAGAATGTTTTAAAGTCAACTCCAAGAACTTCCTGAATATTCTTATATGTATTCGTAGCCGTATGGCTAGATATATCTATGCTATTCTTTTCGAGTTTTACTTTTATACTTGTCTTTCTATTGACAGTAATTTCATACCTATCTTCATCTTTCGTAAAAGAGAGATAGATGTTGTAACCATCATTCACATAACGATTGGGAATGTCTGCTTTTTTGATACCTTTTGAGTTTTTATTGTACAATGCTTCTTCTATGATTAATGGGATGGAAGACTTCCCCATCCCATTAGTACCAAGGATCTGTGTAACAGTATTGTCGTTTAATTGTAACTCATTACCAGCACCATAACTAAAGCAGTTATCCCATTTCAACGTTTGTAGTGTAATCATTGTATGTTCCTATGATGTCTGGTATTTTATCAGGGTTTATTTCGAGTATATAAGTTAGATACTCTATTAACTCTTCTTGTATCGTCATCTCTTTGTCCATAATAAGAGATGCTTCTGACTTTCGTTTTACTACTTTCTTGTCGAGAAGTTCTGAGTTCTTCACTCCTGCCAAGTCTTGTATATCCCCTTCTACCTCGTAGATCGTGTGATCAAACTCGGTTGGAAGCATTTCTTCACTACTTGTTACCGTCTTTCGAAGTAACTGTGGTAAACGAAACTCTTCCCACATCCAGCTCCAGTCATTCTCATTAATCAGTATGTACCCTGTCTTTACTAGATTTCTATGGAATGAAGTAGTCATTGGACTACCTGGGTATACAATATTTCTTTGTGTATTGCTATGAGAGTGTAAGTCTCCTGCAAATACAATCGGGAAGTCTTCAAACATATCTAAGTTGACTTCCGGTTTTACGTGTGGCGGTATCTCTCCTCTGACGTGCGTGAACAAAGGCTGTGCCGTATTAAAATGTTCGATTGCACCTTTTCTGTGTAAATCTGCATACGGTAAGATACCATATCCAAGATCATGATCAACGTATGAGATATCTACTACATTGATGAGAGGATTAATATCCCGTGAAACCTGCTTGAGCTGAGTAAAGAAAGTTTTATTTTTCTTTGTAGCTTCATGGTTTCCATCAAATATAATAGTAGGAATCTTTACTCCTCGAATAAACGAGAAGTAAAGCTCCAACTCTTCCATATTCGGCAGACGATCAAAGAGATCTCCACCGATTATGTGCATATCACACTCTTTCTCTAGTTCATAAACTTGCTCAAAGAACATTTTATAACGGTTTGTAGCCCACTTTACTGGTACATTTTTTTGCCCCAGCTTGATGTGCCAGTCTGCCGTGAAGAGAATCATCCTACATTGAACTCCGCATCTAAGGCTTCGTCATCAGTTTCGTCACCGTGGTTACGAACTCTGTCAAGCAACTCTTTTTGAGCGTCTGGAGTTGGACGAGACATAACATCATCCATAGATTTTAAATCAGCAATGATTGCCAACTCTCCGTCTTCCAAAGCTCTAGGCTTGCATTTCAGTGCTTGTAGCTGATATTCTACATTGTAAGGAAGTGGCCCAGTCTTTACTCGCTTGAAACAAATGTCCCAGCCAGTATTCAGGTCAGTAGGATCTCCAAGATCTTCTGCGGCAGTAATAATTTGCTCCCACAACTTCTTCTTTAGATTTACTACTTTAACTTCTCCGTTATCAATGCACTGAGTAGCATAGCTCCAGCCACATTTTAGGTCAGGATAGTACTCTCGTACCCAATCCTTCTCTGAGTTATTAAATCTCTCAGAATTTCTATCAAAAGATAGACATTCCATAGGGATATTTTTGCCATTCTCACCTTGAATCCAGTAGACATAGCGAGCTAAGATGTCGCCAACGATACGCATTTTGTTATCGCCGTCTTTGTATTGAAAGGTAGTGATGGATGATTTTTGGGCTCCGCCCGTTTGCTTATTAAATGATAGTGCCATTAGTGTATAGTCTCCAGTGTGACTTCTTCATATATAAATGTAATTTCTTTATCATCTACAATGAGTAGCCTGTTATCGTTAAGTTGTTCTAGAGGCACAGGACAATGTAGTGCGTCTAGTGTGGTTTTATAAGAAGCTATGTAATCTGCGTAACTTCGCAAGGAAGCGAGAGCGTAGTAGATACAAAGTTCTTTAGAGGTGTACTTATAGGAGTGGTACAGGAGCAAGTCTCCGTGAAGAAGAAAGCTGGAACCTGTAAATTTTTTATTAGAGTATTTATAGATAGCGTCATACTTGTTTTTTTGGAATCTGTTGATTGACTAACATTTCCATTATCAAGTTGCAGGTAGCAATATTGCCCTCTGCCGTATCATAAACCTTTTTCCAATCAAATAAGAGCATATATTATACTTTGTTTTTACCAAGTTGTCAAGAATTATTTTTTTAAAGGTACTTCATGTTCCAGCCCTGCTTCATATAGAACCCGACACGATTTGAGGCTTGTTTTCTAGCCGTATTTCCTTTCAGGTGTATATCAATGATAACAGGATCAATCTTACCTTCCTTTTTACGAATCACTCGCCCTACTAGCTGTGTGAGTAAGGGCTCGTTATTTACAGGCGTACCAAGTATCAAACAACTAAGTGTGTCAACTGATATGCCTTCAGAGAAAATTGCTTGCGTTCCATAGAGTATATTAGAATCCCCGTACAGAATCTTATCTACAAGCACTTCTCTTTCTTCATGCGGAACTTCACCAGTTACGCAAATTGCTTTCTCCCCTGTAAGTTCTGCACAGGCTTTGAGAAAACTCACACGATCACTTACTACTAGAACTTTGTGCCCCTTTGCGGCGTAGGCCGCCGCAAGCAGAGAGATAGTGTGTCTATATTCTTCATCGTTCGCTAACTTTGTTACTCTGTTTGCCCACGGTATTCTTGAACCATCCATGAAACGAATATTAGATGGTACAATATGTACTATAGGGGTCATATAGTTTTCTTTTGGTGGTTTATAAACAGTATTACCAAAGTAATCTCTGAACACAACGTGTTTACCATCCTTTCTTTCTATAGTCCCCGATAGACCTATCTTATATCTACAGTAATTTGTATCTAGTATTTTGGAAAAGGTCGGACTACTAACATGGTGCATCTCATCTAGTATGACTGTCCCAAACTCTTTACGAATCTTGTCTACGTTTCTGTATAAAGTTTGTGTATTCCCAATTACGATAGGAGCATCAAGATCAAATTGACCACTGCCTACGATGCCTGCTTTAATTCCATAGACTTTTTCTACTTCTTTTGCCCACTGATTTCGTAGAGGGACAGTATGGGTAACAACAAGTGTCTTTTGACCAAGCTTACCAGCGATAGCTAAACCTGTAAAAGTCTTTCCCCAACTGACCCATGCGTTAATTATAGAGTTGTCTTCGATTGCGTCATAAACATCCTTTTGACTTTGTCGTAACTCAAACCTAAACTCAGGAAAGTCTACAGGTTTGTTCACTCGCTTATCTACTATTTCATAGTGCTCTGGTATCAAATCCGTACGCCCTATTGGTAGAGATACTAACCCGTTACGAATTATGCCCATGTTTTTAATCACTTGAGGCGGATCGAGTGGGTTGTGCGAAGGAATTACATATGTAAGCTCTTTATCAATAGCCTCTTGTAGTTCAGCACTACAATCCATATATATTCTGTGACTTATAACTGCTTTCATAGATTGAGTTCATTCTTTGCAATGATGTATTGTTTTACAAAATCAGATCGTACAATATCTTCTACTTCAAATTCTATGAACGTGAATCTCTCCATTCGTTTTAGAACTCTGATAAAATCTTGTAGTCCGTTTGCTTTTAAATCTGCCTGTCGAAAGTCTCCACAAAACATAACTCTACAGTTCTCACCGATACGAGTAATGATTGAGTCTAGCTCATGGAAAGACATATTCTGACACTCATCTATGAGAATAACTGCATCTCTGAGTGTTATGCCTCGTATAAAAGAAGTTGTCATAAAGTGTACTAGCCCTTTATTCTTGAGAATTTCGTAAGCATCTCCTCGACTGAATAAATCATTTGCTATATCTTTATAAGGTTCTTCATATACAGAAGCCTTTTCTTTTTCTGTTCCGGGCAAGAACCCGATATCTCTCGTAGGAACAGCACTACGAATGATGACAAGGTTTTGGTATACTCCTTTTGCCATGTCATCATATGCAAGGTATGACGATATAAATGTTTTACCTGTGCCTGCTAAGCCGTGTAAGACTAAATTTTTTGTTGACTCAAATGCTGTCAACTGGTTTCTGGTTAAGGGGTCGATTTCTCGCAACTCTAAACTAGCGCCTGCAAGAGTTTTACGTCTTTTAGCCATATTATACTTTTCTTCTTGTGTCTTTGAGTTTCTTTTCAGAATACTCGTAAAGCATCCAAGGTAGATTCCTTATATGCAGAATCCCTGCCCATGTATATCCTACTTCGGGAGGGCGCGGTACAGTGAAAGGAGCGTTGTGCCCTTTCACCCATATCAATGCGGCAGTATCTTTTCTTAC